GAGAATAAACGGAGCTCATGGAAGGCAGTATTTTCGAACAAATCAAGCGGGTGCTTATACTTATCGATATTCGAACACATCTTTAGAAAATAATACCTGGTATCATTTAGCTGTTGTTATCTCCTCAGGAACTTTAACCTTTTATCTGGATGGGGTTGCTGATGGTGGAGGGGCAATTACAGCGCAAGTACCCTCGACCGATCCCTTTTTAATTAGCCACACCCCACTGATTTTCGATGGTATTTTGGACGAAATACGAGTACAAAATACCGCATTGACGGCCAATGAGATTGAGGTTTTATATAAATCTGGAGCCGATACTTTATTAACCTACGGATCAGCGGAGGGTTTTAACGCTAATCTCGCACTCAGCGAAATGAAGGCTCTGCCTGAGTTTTACAGGTTCACCGACGATGGGGGGCGCTCTTATGAATATTGGACCTCATGGGATACCGCGCTTACATTTGGAGGGAACGTTTACTCTCCAGCACCTATTGCCCGGAGTGGTTTTTCTGTAGATATCAATTTTTCTCCAGTCTCATTGACGCTCAAGATCCCCCTTGACGTTGGGTCAATTATGGCGGAAACCGTCGCCTCAACCCCACCACCTCCGATTACTGTGACTATATATCAAGCGACGGTTAGCGATCTTTCCGCCTCCGTTATTTTGTTTCAGGGTACGGCAAAAATAGCCTCAGCTTCTGGTAAACTCGTTACCCTACAATTTGAACAACAGACAAAAGTATTAGATACGCATATTCCAATTAAGCACTATCAGGCTTTTTGTAATCACGGAGTGTTTGACACTGGTTGCGGATTATCTCCAGCAGGCCAGGCGTCTTATCGCAACCTCTCCACGATAACAGGGATATCGGGCTCCACTTATGTTTCTGCTAATTTTGCTACTTACGCTGATGACTTTTTCAAAGGGGGGCAATTGATTTATGGAGAAGACAGGAGACTTATAACGGCGCATACGGGAGATGCGGTAGTTTTACAGGTTCCATTCCGAAGTAATGTGACCTTTGGCACTAGCGTTCGTGCCCTCCCTGGTTGCGATGGTGATCCTGAAACATGTATAAATAAATTTGATAATTTTACTAATTTTTTGGGAATGCCTTATATTCCAATAGTTAATCCGACAATTTACGGAGTTAAGTAAATGAACTATTTTTCAAATGAAAAAAATTGGAAAAAATTCAAGGTGATACTTGATTCTTGGGTTGGCACACCCTACAGACACCTTGCAGAAGTTAAGGGGCGCGGCGCGGATTGTACAATGTTTGTCGCCTCGGCGTGGAAAGAGCTTGGGCTTCTTAAAGACTTAGTTTATGAGTATTATCCTCCAGATTGGTATCTGCACGAAACGGAGGAAAAGGTGCTCAATGGACTGGCGCGACATTTTAAAGAGCACACGGTAGAAGGAATTCGGATTATCGAGCATGATAAAAAGGATGAAATGTTTCGTGGTGATCTGCTCACATTCTCCACTAATAAACGTGGTATAACAAATCACGCTGGGATATATCTCGGCGAGAGTCAAATGATACATTCAATTGAAAATAGGGGCGTCTCGATTTTCAATTTTGATAAAGTTTGGTTAAAGAGAATGAAGGTATTTTTCAGAATGGAGTGTAACTGATGGGCTTCTTTGATAAACGATTAAGGAAGGTCTTCGGCGCAACAAATAGGGTGATAGGAGATCTTCTTGACACAATGTCACCAATCTCACCTGGTGCAGCCACGATGCAAAAAGCTCTTTCTGTCAAGGCTACTGATGACATGGCACCAGATACACTCGAAGATTTGGGTGCAACAACGGCGGACGAGGGGGTTGTGGTTCCGATGGTTTTTGGGACTCGCAAAGTTCCTGGTAATATAATGTGGTATGGAAATTTAACTTCTAAGGCAGTGACTACCCAGGGAGCAAGTGGAGGAAAAAGTGGAGGGGGCACAACCGGTCATGATGTCATTTCAGGTTATAAATATTATCTCGATTTGTGGATTGGAATCTGTTTGCTACCAAATCAAAGAGCAAGAAGACTCCCCTTAGAACAAAAAGAGATAGAACTTGTTTCTTTCTACGTTGATGATTTACCGGTTACTCTAAGCGATTTTGGAACGTATGAATTCAACGGTGGTCTCAGCGACACATACCCAACCGAGCCGGGGGGCTATGCCTCAAAACTTAAAGGTATGGCACATATTTTTCTCTCCCAATACTATATAGGGACTTCGGTAAGAGTTCCTCAGATACAATTTGTAGTTAAAGCCGAAAGCGATGCACCTCTTACCTATCCTAATTTTGATAATGGAGTGAGCCCTGGAGCAGCTATTTATGATCTCCTTATTTCAGGTGGAGCAACAGCCTCAGATTTTAATCTCGCAAGTTTCAACGCTTCTAATGTTTATTGGCATTCTCTTTCTTATGGATTGAATTTTGTAATAAATACCCAAAAAAGTGTAAGAAGTTGTATAAACGAAATAAGAAATTATATTGACGCGGCTCTTTATGTTAATAGTAGCAATCAATGGGTATTGAGGGCGTTTAAACCTACGGATACAACCTCTCGAACTTTTATAAAAAAGGATTTTCGGGGTTTCCGTTTTCAACGACAAACCTGGGACGACGTGTTTGTTGATTTTAAAGGTAATTTTGTAGAAGCAGATCAGGATTATACTGAACGCACCGTGGCGGTTCGTAATCAAGCGACGAGGGATATGGTAGGGTATGCGAAGCAAAAAACCATTGCTTTACAGGCTCTATCTAGTAGTTCTATTGCCTCGGATCGATTAACTGAGATAATGAAAAAGGGGTCTTATCCGGCGATTATTCTCTCTTTTGTCACTTCCAATAAATACGCAACAGTACAACTGGGGGATGTTGTAACGATAAGCAATTCTGACTATGGTGACGACGCCCTTTATCGGGTCATAAAAATTGCATACGATAATAACGAAAAAAACCAAATAACATTTACCGTTCAGCAATTCCTCGAAAGTCTTATTGATAATGAAACGGTGACGGCGGGGGGTTCAAGCTGGCAAGAATCGAGAAATGATCCTTCAGCGGCTACCCATAGCGAGGTACGTGTGGCCCCTTATTTTCCACATATTCCTGTAGAATTAAACCCTGCGTTTTTTGTCCTGGCTTCTAGGGCTGGAGCAGAAAGGGGGTTCGGTTTAATAACAAGGGATGTGAATTCTACAGCCTACAAGGCCAAAACCCATTACATAACAACATGGGCACAATACGGGGTACTCCAAGAAGCGTATTCAGGGGGGTCTTCAGATATAGACGACGACGTTGGGGTTTTATATACCCCAGAACGGGAAGATCCAATCTTCTCTACAATTTCAAGAACCGATTTATTTAATTATACTCGTGTCGCGTTAATAGGTAACGAGTATATAGCCTTCCAGACTGTAACATATGTAGGCTCAACCGATATCAGATTAACTGGATGTGTGCGTGGTATCTGGGGGTCTGCAAAAGTGACTCATACAAATGGTTCTCCTATCTGGATATTTAATGTTGCAGATAATTTGGTTCCGGGGATAACTAAAGTTGATTTATTCTATAAAGTTTTGCCTTATGCTTCAGGAAGGGGACTTGATCCTGCGGACACTAACGAATTTTTTGTAAATGTATTGCCAACGGATTTCAAAAAACCCCCCGCTAGAATTCTCGCCGTTCGTTCAGGCTCAACTGTAACTCTTGATGTTTGGCGCACAGTAGAACGCCCCCAAGATTGGCCCGCTCCTACGTGTGCAGGATTTCAGCGTTCGACAGATTCAAAATTTCTCGACGCCGATCCTATGGTATATACCGAGGGCACATCATCAACGGGCGATGTGTTTTTTGAATGGTCTACGAGTAGTGATGCATATTTCACTAAAAACCACGAAACCGATCCGTCAAATTTCAGCTATACACAAGCTGGCGCCCATGAACTTGGTGTATGTGATAGAACGTGGGATTATAATACCCAATATGTATATGTAGATGCCGCCGATGGTGTTTATGAAAACGATCTTTTCACCTCCGGTCTCAGAAAAATACCTCACGGGATGTGGGGATATACCTCAGTTATTGAAGCTAATAATAAACTTTTAAATGATACACTTTTAAAAGTTTCGGGAATGTTAGACGTGGAATTAACTTCCCTAGCTGGTGACGATATTTTAAAATGGAATGAAAGTTCTGGTAAATGGACAAATGTGCGGTATTATGCACATTTCTCGACTACCACAACAAGCACAACAACGGCACCGTAAAGGATTAAAAGCATGAGCGTTTTAACAGATTCACAACTTGAGACAGACACTTATGAGGTCCTGAATTGGGAGAAGATTTATAACGCCAACATTGACCGGCTTGATGATACTCTTTTGAAAATAAACGGTTTAATAGACGTGACTTTGGAGGGTAGTATAAAAGACGGTTCGATCTTAGTTTGGCAGGCGAGTAATTCCAAATGGCGGCCACAGAGATTCCAGGAAGGATAGCATGGCACATTCTTCAGGTTTAAACGAATATGATTATGGCGAGGCTATCCAACCATATTGGAAT